AAATGTTTCTTTTTGTTTTGCTAAAATTTTGACTTTATTTTTTTGATACCATTCATCTTTATATTCTTTAACTGTTTCTTTATTTTCTTCAACATAATGTTTAGTTTTTTGTTTAATTTCTTCTTTATGTTCTTCATAATACTTTTGCATTTGTTCTTTAATATGTTCTTTATGTGATTTGTTATATTCTTTTTTAAAATCTTTAATTTTTTCAGAATTTTTCTCTCTATATTCCTTTTGTTTTTGTTTTAATATTTCTGATTTTTCTTCTTGAGATGTTTTAGGTTCTTGTTCTTTTATAATACCACAAAGGTGATTTTGGTAATCAATATGAGTTTTAGATTGAAGATGTCTGTGTCTATTTCCAAATGTGTAGTTGTTTCCACATTCACAATCAACAACCTTTTTTGTTTGGTTGGATATTTTTTCTTTATTAGCTTCTTTCCAAGCTTTATTGGCATGAGAAGCTTCTTCTTTATGTTCTGACCTGTATATCTTTTTTTGTTCATTTAATTTTTCTTTATTTTTCACTCTATAATCCTGTTGATATTCTTTTATTTGTTCTTTATTTTCTTCTATATATTGTTTTTGATATTCCAATTTTTGTTCTTTATTTTCTTTATAATTTTCTTTTGTCTTTTCTAATATTTCTTGTTTATTTTCTTCATACCAATCTTGCTTTTGTTTTTCCTTTTCTTCTTTTGTTGTAATAGGATTATTACAATTTAATTTAGCATTAAGTGTTTCTATCCAATATCTTTCTCTCATTTCAGCTTCTCTTTTATTATTACAATTGTAAGGTTCTATTTGAATTATAGACCAATTATCCCAGCCACCATTTTCTCTAATAAAATTGTATACAAATAAATTATAATTTTTTAAATTTGAATTACAACAATTAGATTTATGATTATGTTTGCGGTTATTTATATTAGTTGTATGACCAACATATATATCATTAATAGAAACATCTTTACAACAAATTTTGTAAATAATTGTATTCGAGTAATCCGTTTGTATTTTTGGCATTTACATTAAAGAATAAATTGTCTTTAAGTAATAATACTATAATGTCTTATAATGTCGTATAACGTTTTATTGTATCATTTATTTTAAAAATCTTCTGTTAGCTCAAATGCTTCAGTTTTTCCACTTGTTGTAGCCAAAGCATAATCCCCCAGACGACTCTCAAAAAAATTAGTCTTTGATTCCAAACTTATAAGCTCCATGAAGTCAAAAGGATTCGGTACACCATAAATTTTATCATATCCCAATTGCACAGATAATCTATCGGCAACAAATTGAATGTATTGTGTCATCATTGTCGAGTTCATGCCAATTAGCCGGCACGGCAATGCATCACAAATAAATTCTGTTTCGATTTCTACTGCATCCTTTATAATTTCATAAATTTTAGTCTTTTTCAATTTAACTTGAAGTTTGCTATACAAAAGAACAGCAAACTCGCAATGTAGCGCTTCGTCGCGTGAAATAAGCTCATTCGAAAAAGTCAGACCTTGCATTAATCCGCGCTTTTTCAACCAATAAATACTGCAAAATGCACCGCTAAAAAATATCCCTTCTACACAAGCAAATGCTACCAAACGACTCGCAAAACTACTTCTATTATCATTAATCCACTTTTGCGACCAATCCGATTTTTTTTTAATACAAGGAAAATTTTCTATAGCATTAAAGAGTCGACCTTTTTCTTCCGAATTTTTAATATATGTTTCAATTAAAAGACTATATGTTTCGGAATGGATATTTTCCATTGCAATTTGAAACCCATAAAACGCTCTCGCCTCTGATAATTGTACATCTTTCATAAATCTAGATGCCAAATTTTCAAGCACGATTCCATCACTCGCGGCAAAAAAAGCCAAAATCATCGATATAAAATATCGTTCGTCATCATTTAAGCTTTCCCAATGCGTGAAATCCTTTGTTAAATCGATTTCTTCGGCTCGCCAAAAACAGTCTACTTGTTTTTTATACATTTCCCATATGTCATTGTGTTTGATTGGAAACATTACGAAACGATTATCGTCATGCGCGAGCAATGGTTCTGCAATAATTTTAGACATCCTAAATAATATATAGGGAATATTTTAAATTTGTTTTTTAAATATAATATAAATATATAATTTAACAATGAATGTTATAGTTCCTTTTAACAGAAACAACAATGAATTAGCTGACAAAGATGAACAATTAATTCACTTGGAAAATTTAATTGAATCAAAAAGAAGAATGTTGCTTGAAAAACAAAAAAAACTGCGATTTGTATACAAGCAAAATCAATTTTTAGGCGTCGTTAGAGAAGATTATGATAAATATTATAGTTATATTGTTAAACAAAAACAAGACCAAATGAAGGCATTACAACTGTTAAATACTTATGTAGATGATTTAACGCGTTCTGGTAATTTAACCAAACACAACGTAGCCGATGCAAAACATGAACAGCGCAAAATTGTCAGTGAAATGAAATCTATACAAATGAATCTAGATGAAATAGTATCAAATACGCACGACATTCATAAAACCTTGCAAAATAAACATATTGTATAGATAATTTAGAAAGTAGAAAGCAGAAAGTAGAAATTTAAAAATTAAAAATATAAATTAAATATATATGGCAGATGAAGATTTTTTACAACAATTTGAACAAAGTATTGCTAAGTTAAGTCAGATTAATGCAGCAATTGAACACAATACTAAAAGCAAAGATGCTTTTATAAAGGTAGTAAATGATGGATTAAACCAGATAAACGAAAAAATTCGAGGTTTAGGAACTGCCATCACTAAATTAAAATCCGATTTGAATAATTTGCAAAAACAAGTAGATTCAAACACATCAGACATTGGCACAAGCACCACTGAAAAACAGCAACTTCAGGCACAGATTGCAACCCTACAATCTGAAAAAGACCAATTAACCGCGCAATTACAAAAACAAAAAGAAGAATCTGATGCAAAAATTTTGGAATTACAGAAAAAAATTGATGCAGATGAGGCCACAGTCACACAAATAACGGCAGACAATAATAATTTAAAAACGCAAGTAGAAGCATTAAATAAAGAATTAGCCGGCAAAGGTGATACGCAACAAGCAACTACAATTCAAAATTTAACTGACCAGAATTTAAAAGCATTAAAAGACCAACAGACAGCAAATGATGCGAAAATCGCAAAATTAACTGCTCAAATAGAAGAAAACGATAGTCACATACAAGAAATTATAGACAATACTAATACTCAGGCCAAAAAATTAGCAAAAGAACTACTTGACTGTGAAGCAAAGGAGAAGGACCTCCAGAATCAAATACAGCAATTAAATGCTCAAATTACACAATTAACTGAGCAAAATCAAATGTTAACAGAAAAAATCAAATCTGCCACGACAGCTATTAACGAGTCTGTTGCAAGATTAAATGAACTCACAGATGATGTTGCAAACGCAAAAAATATGGAGGATGTTAAAAAATTGTTCCAAGAAATACACGACACTATTGACAAAATCAACGACACACTTAAAGCGGGACCAGGCACTAGTAGTCCAGTCACCGGGACGGACGCAAGTTCAGTAATGAGTGGAATGTTTGCAGCAGTAACAGGACCAGCAGCACCTGTTGCTCCTGTAGAACCCAAAGCTTCTTCATTAGCAAATGATACTGACATTAATTTATACGACATTTCGCAAAAAACCCAAATAACAAAAAAGCTATCAGATTTAAAAAGCGAGTTAAAAGCCAAAAGTGGAGCCATTATCAAACAAACGGGTAACCGAAATAATAAATATGCAACCGCATTATCGGCAGTTAATAGTGCAACTACAGCAGATGATGTTGTCCAAGCGCTTAAACCGTCAAATGTCGCTGTAAAAAATGGAGTAATTTTTGGTGGCAAAAAACATCGAACAAGAAAGGGAAATAAAAAAGGAGGCTACACATATAAAAATCACAAAAAATCATCAAGCAGTTATAGTAGCTCTAGAAGACGACGTGGACGAAGTGTAAAAAGTGTAAGTATGTAATATTTATAGCGGCTACTTGCCAAATAAGTATTATATTTAAAGTATAATAATATAATATTCATTTATATTATTATTCTGTATGGCTGCACAAATAAAAAAATTTGCAATATTAGGGGAAAGATGTAGCGGAACTAATTTTTTAGAAGAAAGTATATCATCTAATTTTAATATAACACATACAATTGAGCACGGCAACAAACATTTTTTTTGTTTTAACAAATTTGATAATGTGAACACGGATGACACTTTATTTATTGGAATAATACGAAATCCAATATACTGGTTAAATTCATTTTCAAAAGAAATGCATCATGTTCCTGAAATTAATAGAAAAACACTCTATCATTTTTTATTTAATGAATTTTATTCAGTTTCAGATGAAATCAACACCGCTAATAATGATAGTGTTTTTTTTATGAATAGTAAACCTTATACTTATAAATATAATACAATTCCTGAAGATTTAAATTATGTTACTGGAAAGAAATATAAAAATATTTTTGAAATGCGTAAACTTAAAAATAACTATTTGATTAATGTTATGCCAACGAAAGTAAACAACTATATTTTAATAAACTATGAAGACTTATTGTACAATTATGAACAAACACTTTCTGATTTAAAAATGAAATTCAATTTAATTCAAACTACTAAAAAATTTGAAATGGTAACAAAATACAAAAAATCTGAAACTTATAAATTTGTTAGACAACGATTAATATCTTTTCCTGAAAAGCTTATAAAATTGCTTTGGGCGCACTTGGATGTGAAACAAGAAGCGTCATTGGGTTATTTTGCGGGCAACAATAATGTACATTTTAAAAAAAAATATATCGTTAATAAAGATATTCCTAATGCAGATTCTTGTAATGAATCATCATCCCAAATAATGTAGGCATATTTACACATGTGACTGGCCAGTTACCTCGTATCTCTCTATATAATAATGACTTGACTTTGCATCTTTGTTTTAAAATATCTTGTCGGGTTTTATAAATTTTTTTCCATGTTCGTTGAATTAAACGCAACCAAATTGTTTTAAATATACATACACATTCTCCTGTGTGTAAATAAATACATTGAGCAATTTCGGGTTTGATTTTTAAACAAATAAAATTGTAATTTCGAATGGTAGAATGATTGGTATGTGGTGAATGCAGCCATCTATCTAAATCAAATAAATAATTACCTAGGTATTCATTTATTATACATAGATTGTCATACTGTTTAAATCTAAAAAGAACCATATGCCAGTTATGTATTTCTGAAAAATTATTGACGCCGTCAGCGGATGCATTATAAATTTCAGCTAATACTAGGTTGTATTTTGTAGAACTAATTTCTTCTGGCTCGTACACGTAGTCATAGTCGTCATATTCACTATATTCACTAGTGGAAATACTATATTCATCATCGTCATTTTCAAACATTTGTTATTTTTATTTATATTGTTAAATAATATTATTTCAAAAATCAATTTTTTTTTAAACATTATATATATAAATGAAAATCAAAGCCGCATTGTCGAAAATTCTAACAAATAAACTTGTTTTACACGTTGTATTTTTTATTGCCTTTATTAATATAATAACTTATGTCGTTATGGGAAATATTGATGCCGTTGTTTATTTCATATTATTAGGAGTGTTAATTGGAAACTTTAGTAAAAATATGATAATTGTTCTTGGTGTTCCTGTTATTTTAGTAAATTTATTTGTAATAAGTAAACATAGACGCGTTGAAGGATTCACCGATGGTTCGGGAAACGGTAGTTCCAGCCAAAAAGGTTCATCAAGCGGCAGCGCTCCCTCGACAAGTTCAACCAGTCAAGAACCTATTATTCCTTCTGACGAACCGAATAGTCCTTCGGCGGAATCCGCCTCGGGGCCTAGCGAATCATTTGAAGTAGGACGAGACAAAAAGAAAGGAGGGTATGATATCGATTACGCTGCAACAATCGAAGATGCATATGATGAGCTTAATAAGGTTATTGGTGGAGACGGTATCAAAAAACTAACACAGGATACGCAAGGGTTAATGAATCAGCAGTTGCAATTGGCGGAAGCTATGAAAGGTATGGGTCCTCTCATCAAAGGTATGGCGCCTATAATGAAACAAGCGGAAGGACTATTAGGCGGTATGAAAGATAATGGTGGATTAGAAGGTATTGCAGCTATGGCTAAAAAATTTACTGATGCATCCAAATAATAAATGTACCATCTTATTAACAAATATACTCATCTTATTAGTATATTTGTTATTGGTTATTTTGTTCACCTACGTTTTGTTTTCCCTCCTTTTGAAGATTTACGTTTTTTGGTCTTTGTCTTTTTCTTCTTGACGGGAGTCTCTTCAGGAGCAACCTCAGCTGTGGAGGAAGGCTCTACTGTAGTTACGGGTTCTGATGCAGTGTCAGGTTCTGCAGATTTGTCTGCTTCAGGTTCTTTTTCTGGTTCTACAACTTTTTCTGGTTCTGCAACTGTTTCTGGTTCTTTTTCTGGTTCTGCAACTGTTTCTGCTGCAGGTTCTTTTTCCGGTTCTACAACTTTTTCTGATTCTGCTGCAGGTTCTTTTTCTGGTTCTACAACTGTTTCTGCTGCAGGTTCTTTTTCTGTAGTTGTTTCATCATCTGGTTGAGAAGGAAGCTTTTCAGACGCAATCTGCACTGCTTTAAATGCATTTTGATTACCTGTATTGTTTTCAGCATTTGTTCCATTTACCTGGTCTGATATTTGGGATGATATATTTGATGATATTTTTGATGATATATTTGATGCTATTTTTGATGATATTTTTGATGAGAAATAGTCAACCATAACATTTAAAGATTCAACCAACTCTTCATCGCTAACTGGATTAGTTCCAGTTGAAACAGATGTAGTATCTTCATCAGGATTTAACTCATCGGGATGTACCTCTTCTAATTTATCTTCTTCTACGTCCGGCTTTTCTGCTTCTGCTTCTGGTTCAGGGTGTACCTCTTCTAATTTATCTTCCTCTTCTTCAGGTTCTTTTTCTTTTTCTTTCTCTGCTTCTGGTTCTGCTTCTGCTTCTGGTTCTTTTTCAGGTTCTGCTTCTGGTTCTTTTTCAGTTTCTGCTTCTTTTTCTGCTTCTTTTTCTGCTTCTGCTTCTTTTTCTGCTTCTGGTTCTGCTTCTGGTTCTGCTTCTGGTTCAGGATGTACCTCTTCTAATTTATCTTCTTCTGCTTCTGGTTCTGCTTCTTTTTCGGGTTCTGGTTCTGCTTCTTTTTCGGGTTCTGCTTCTGCTTCAGGTTCTGCTTCAGCTTCAGGTTCTGCTTCAGGCTGTGCTTCTGCTTCAGGCTGTGCTTCTGCTTCTGCTTCAGGCTCTGCTTCTGCTTCAGGTTCTGCTTCGGCTTCAGGTTCTGCTTCTGCTTCTGCTTCTGGTTCTGCTTCAGCTTCAGGTTCTGCTTCAGCTTCTGGCTCAGGATGTACCTCTTCTAATTTATCTTTTTCAGGTTCTGTTTCTGGTTCAGATGTTAACACACCTGGATTTACCTCTTCCGATTTATTTTCTTCTGCTTCAGGGGTCACAGATGTTGTTGCAATGCCATTTTTAGTTTTGTTCCTATTTTTTCTAGACTTATTTTTTTTCTTATCGTTTTTAGTCTTGTTTTTATTTTTTTTCTTAAGTTTGTTAGCCTTAGACTGTTGTTTCCTTTTATTTTTTTTTGATTTCTTAGTGGCATTAGATGTTGACTGTGTGGAAGTTTCATTAGACACAACTTCACCAGGTTTATTCTCAGTAACATCTGCTTCGGTTGCAGGTGCATCCTCTGTTTCGTTTGCTGGCTTATCCTCTGCTTCGGTTGCAGATGCAACTTCTTCACCATTGACGACTTTATTGTCAGACTCGACACCGTCTTCCTCTTTTGATTTTTGTGTTGAAGAGTTATTTGTTTTCTTCTTTTTATTTTTTTTGCCACCTTTGTTATTTTTTTTTGATTTGTTTTTTGATTTTGTCCCCCCTATTTTATTGGATTGTGATAAAGAACTAGATGTAGATGTTGTGGAATCATCATCATCTTTAGCAGTATCTGTTTCTGTGGAAGTATCATTCGCATTATCGTTTGGTGTGGTGGAATCGTCAGACGGTTCTCCTCCTCTTTTATATTTTTTATATTTAAAACGTTTAAGAGACTTATTTGCTAGATTCACACTTTTATTACCTCTAAATGTTTTGTTTTTGTTGAAAACCTTACTCCTTCGATTATTTTTTTTTTTAACAGATTGATTCTTCTTATTATATAATTTGGTTATTTTACCTTTAGTTAATTTCATTTTCTATATAAATAAAATGATATTTTTATTTATATAGTTATATTAATGAGTGAAAACATTCAATCTATAAATATATCCCCAAAGAATGTAGAAGGTAAGTGTGATGTTAAATGTTCATATCAGTTTAAATATCCGGAAACTAGCTTGACTGCTAAAAACAACGGAGTGTTCATTAGTTTAACATGTGACAATAGTACTAATCCGTC